TTTAGCTGTTTTATCCCAGTTGTATTTTTGCATAGCTAAGTCGCGCTGGCGACTTCCTTCTGCGGCTAGGTCTTTGTCTGGATGCGTTAATGTAGACAACAGGTCTATAAACTCTTCATTATTTGGAACTGCTCTGTTGCATCCGGTTTCTACCTCTTTAACCGTACATAATGGCTCTACTCCCCAAGCTTCTATATTATCTATAATAGACTTCATAGCGGAATATCGCACAGAAATAACAGGAACACCGCATTGCGCGGCTTCAAGCTGCGGCATACCAAACCCTTCGCTGTTTGCGTACTGTACATACAAATCAAAAATGTTATAAATACTTGCCAATTCTTTGGTATTGATTGGATTATTTACTCCAACCAAATGATTGTTAAATGAGTTACACTTACTGCAAAATTTCATAGAGTTTTGAAACGTCTCTACGGAAATATTTCCACAGTCTCTACACTTGTACGTCATTGTTACCCTTCCAGAAAGACCATACTCCTGTATCAATGAGGGTATGTCCCATCCTGAATCTGGATAATAGGTATGACAGTGTAGAAAAAGATTATCGTTCTTTGTTCTATCTAGTGTCTCTCTAAAGCTCTTGAACAAGTCTGGATAAAGTTTACGTCTTTGGTTTCGCATCACAGTTCCAACGATGGTACAGTCTCTAGAGAGGCCCATAGACTCCTTGTGATCGCCTTTGTTTTCCACTGGGTAAAAGTCTTGACTAGCAGACGGAGGAGCCATGTCAATAAAATTTATATCATCTGACTGAGACCTTAGAACGTCTCTTCCGAATTCACTGTAAGTAAAAACAGAGTCAGCAGAAGCATAGGTATTAATCCATTGCTGATCTTGAGGCGATGCGTCCACAGTAGGCATGATAGCCCAATGAAAGAAATTCCTAAAAGGAGACCTCTGTTCAAACTCCATCATCCACCAATCACGAATATCCATAACAATATCCGGCATAAAATCTAGCAACACTTGATTGAAAATCATGTCTCCAAACTGACAAGACGCGCTGTTGCTATATTTTTCATATATGTCGTCTGTTTTTAAAGGCTTGTTAGCGTATGCTTTCCAGTCTCTAGGGTTCTCTTTTAGATCGTTCACATCGGCAAAAGTGCAGATCTCAGCAACCTCTATACCATCTACTTTGTTTAGCCTAGACAAAACCTCGTTTGTGTATACAGAGTATCCAGTGGGAAGCCAAGAAGCCTCGGATACAAACAAAACTTTTTTATTTCTCATTTAGCCAATCCTTACTACCGTGGAATATTTTAAAACTAAGCACTCTAAAATAAGTCCTATCTATACCGTCGAACTCAGGGCTAGTGTTACCAAATGTAGATCTAGCTTCACATTCTACCAGCATAGTAGAGTCTGGTGTTAATTTTTCATATATAGTGCTTGCTGCTGAATCCCAAGCCTCAAACTCTAGACAGTTATATTCTCTTTTCTTTTTACCGTTTTTACTTTTCCTAAAAGACTCTACATCCATAGAAAAACGTATGCGTGGGGTTGTATTGGCGTTTGTAAATTCTATTTCTACGTCTGGACTCAGACGGCCCAAAAAAGTACACTTGTTCATATTTACCTCAAATTTGTATTGCTTTATTTACGATTACCGATCCTTTGTCTTTTTTAGAAGGTTCACAAAGTAGCATTACTGTGTTCTCTTCCAGTAAAACGTTTTTATATTCTTCGTAAGTGTCTGGAAAAACAGTTACAGACTCTAGACCTCCGCTATTGTCTTCAACAGAAAGAAATGCCATTTCCTGACCAGGGTTTTTTCCGTTTCTTGTTTTGACTACCCTGATAGAATTTATAACAACGGCCAAGCTTATTTTCTTCTTCTTTAAACCATTAGCAACGTCTTCGCAATAGTCTGTAGCTACTTCGGCATCGTCTACTTTGCTGCATGTCAAAGAGCATCCTAACAACTTAGCTTCTTGGGTTGCTACAAAAGCAGCATGATCTTCTAGGTCGTAAAATGGTTTTTCTAAAGAGTTCTTTATGTTTAACACTGTTTCCATTCTTCTAGAGTTTATTTTGGTGTTTTCCATAAGTACTCCTACTGCGCCCGCAAGGGTTTTGGATGCTGTGCTTGGGCTTTTCTGGTTTTCTACAATGGCAGACTGCTCGCGGGCAGAAAGCTGTTTCCAGCTATCAAACTCATAAAGCATTTTTCTTCTGCTTTCTCTGTTATTTTTGCCATTAAAAGCCCCAACAGATATCATTGCAATAGCCGCTCTCTTGTTTATCTTTAAAGGATGTATTACTTTAGTGATACAGTCTATCCAAGAGTATTCCGAAATGTCTCCAGCGGTTTCAATTTTCTCACATTCTTTAGTTCCTACGCCTTTTACGTGCCTAAGACCAAAGTAAATCAAATCTTTATTATCGTCTAGCTCAAAGTCTGTTTGCAATCTAGAAAGTCTTGGAGGGTACACTTCTATACCTGCTGATTTTGCGTCCATAACGAGTTGCTTTATCTCGACTTCTGACTTTGGTTTTTTGTCCGATCTATTTAAATATGTTCTGTAAAACTTTTTAAGCCTGTGGGTTTTGCAGTACGCAGACCAGTAAGCGTTGATCGCATAAGCAACAGCATGACTCTTATTGAATGCATACCTACTAGACTTTTCAATCCAAGAAAATATCTCTTCCGCTGCTTTTTGACTAACGGTTTCCTGTTCCTGTGTTCCTTTTACGAACTTCTTTTTAATCTCTTCCATCAAATCGGCCTTCTTTTTACCGATAGCCTTTCTTAGATCATCAGCTTCTTTCAGATTAAAACCAGCTAGCTGTTGAGCTATCTTCATAGACTGTTCTTGGTACACAAGTACGCCGTAGGTTTCTTTCAAAATAGGCTCCAGAGACTCATGTAGATACTCTACAGGATAATCCGTATTGCCAGACTTCCTATAGGCATAAAGCTGGGTCATGCTCTTTTTAGTTTTTTCGTCTTTAGCTTTCAATGTTCCCGGTCTGATTAAAGAAATTGTTGCCGCTAGTTCGATAATGCTTCTTGGAGCAACTTCTTTAGCCCAGTGCTTTCCTAAGTTTGACTCTAGCTGAAAAACGCCTTTTGTTCTGCCTTCGCAGATCAAATCCCAAACTTCTTCATCTTCAAAGTTGTTAATATCAAATTTATTTTTCATGGTGTTTTTTTCGTAACTCAATTGATAACCTATTCATTTCTTCATCAAGCTCTTCTTGTTTCTTTTGACGAGCCAATGTGTCTTCTTGTATCTGTTTTTTATAAACCTTTGCTAGTTCGTCCATTTCTACGTATGTAAAATTACCATGAACGTCAGAAATTTTAATCCGTTTTGGTCGCGATTTATTACTTGACATACAACTCTCCATTAGCGAAGGCTTTTTGAAACTTTGTCTTTTCTAAAAGCGTTCTTTGGAATTTCATAAACTTAATCATCAAATTTGCAGTGTCTTTTACATCTTGGAGGGCGTCGTGAGCATTTTCTTTGCTCTGTTGACCCATTCCAAAGTAATCTCGCATGTAATCCATTCCATACCCTTTTACTTCTTGATTGTTTTCAAACCAGCAATAAATATGCTGCATAACATCTATTGTAAAAATAGGATTAAAAATGCCCTGCTTGTCTCTTTTTTTATCTACTGGACCATATTGTTGGCACATACGTTCCACGATGGGCATATCGTAACCGTTGATATTGTATCCGGCTGCAATTGGCGCGTAGTAGCTAGTCTTTTTAAAGTTGTACTCGTTGCAGAATTGAGCGAATTTTTTCCACACAGTCTTTGGAAGCGGACCCTTTGAAATTTCTTCTCTTGTTTTTCTGGTTACTTCCAAAGCCTTGTCTTCCACGGGGTCAAGGCCAGCTTTTATGCACTCTTCGTCATCTACGATGCACCGCATTTTGCTTTCAAACACCCCGCCAGGTTGTAATTCTAGTTTTCGAGCATGGATAGCTACGGCAGCGATCTGTGTTGGTTGACACTTGTAAGGATTGCGTCCTGTTGTTTCAAAGTCGAAAACAATAATATCTCTATAGTTCATATTAGCCTCTTTTATTTTTGTTGATTAATTCTATAAATTTATTAACAGCATCGTCTATGTTTTTAAAAAGATGGTATTCTTTACTTCTATCTGACCAAACTTGATACTCATTATTGCTAACAAGTCTCTTGTAGTGGTTAGAAAGATTGCATATAGAAACACCCCTATAATCAATAGAGCATCCTGAAAAAATAACTGATTTATAATCTTCTTTTGTGGCTTTCATTCACAAATCTCCATAATTTTACTTAGTAGGTCAATGCCTAGAATATCGAATTTAACATGCCCTTGGGCTTCAAGAGCAACCATTTCAAATTGTACAATCTTCTTGCCGCTTTTATCAGTGACCATAGGGCATACCTTATTTAGTTCATATTTAGAAATAATCACGCCCGCAGGATGCTTACCTTGAGACTTGTTTGTTCCTTCTATAATCATAGCCTGCTTAAACGTTTCTGACATTGGTCCAGCCAAATTTCCATCTTTGTCAAGATAGCACCATTTTTTTAGATTGCTAGATTCGTTGATTAGCGCCCATCTAATGATAGACCTGTCTTCCTTGTCCATCAACTCTAATTGGTCAGAAATCATAGCTTCGTCTGGTATACAGTCTGTTATCTCATTCATTTCAGAAAAGCTTACATTGTCATTAATCCTCATGACTTCTTTAAGAGCCGATCTTCCTTGCAATCTTCCATATGTCACCATTTGAGATACGTTTTCTTTGCCATACTTATTTTTAACGTATTCAATAACCTCATCCCTGTGTTCTGCCGGAACATCTATATCAACATCGGGCAAGGACACATGATCCTCGGTATTACGTCCCTCATTGTAGAATCTCTCAAACAATAAGTCAAACTCAATTGGATCAACTTCTGTAATTCCTAAGAGGTAAGAAACTAAGCATCCAGCAGCAGAACCTCTTCCGGGTCCAGCAAGCCAACCTCTTCCTTTCACATAGTTGACAATATCTTGCACAATCAAGAAGTATCCACTTAGTCTAGCTTTAAAAATAACTTCTAATTCATTTTTTACTCTGTCTAAGTATTCTTGTTTGCTTTTAACATTAGAAACTTTACCTTTAGGAACTAGCTTATTTTTCCAGCCGCCTCTACATAGATCTTTCAAATATTCATCTTCTGTAAAACCTTTAGGGCAGGAGAAGTTAGGAAGCATTGGCGCGCTCTTTACTTCATAAGATTCGCACATGTCTGAGATATTTTTAACCAATTCCATTTCTTTTTTAGATTTTGTTTTCTGTGGAAGATGGAAGGTTTCATTAGTAAAATATTTACTGTTTTCAAAATCTTGTTTTGTGCTGATCTTTTTTTCTACTTTGGGAAGGGTAAGCTTCATGCCGGAACAAAGAACCACTCTATGAGCGTCTACTTCTTCTTTTGAGACATAAACAACTTCTCTTTTCTGGTAGTCGTACTTGAATACAAGATTTTTAAGATTTGTTATCTTTTCCCAAGCCTTAATAACCGTTGAAGAGTTTGTTACACAAATGAGATTTCCACTTTTGGCTATGTTGAAAACTTCTATAATGTTCACACCTTCTTCAACTATGCCGATTGTTCTCATAAGCTCTATCCAGCCGCTTCTGTTTCTTGCGTAAAGGCAAAAATCCCCGTAGTCGCAACCTATGATAGGTTTTACACCATTGGCTTTGCAAGATTCGTGAAACTCGATAGCTCCAGAAACAGTCTTGTAGTCAGCAATTGCGCATGATTCAATGTCTAGTTCTGCACATTTGGAAGCCAGCTTCTCAGGCTTGCAGAAACCTTTCAAAAGACTATAATGAGTCTTGCAATTTAGTGGTATTAGATTCATATTCTTCAATCTTACTTTTCAATATTTTTGACAAATTATTAGGGTCCAACACTTTCATATTATACTGAGCCAATGAAGAAAAGACACCCTTATTTTCAATATTGTAAAGAAAATTCAAAGTTTCTGATAGCGTCTTGTCTAAAAACTCCCATCTTCCATTAAAAAATGGCGCAATTTCATAATACCAAAACTTAGGAAGTCTTTCTACCAATGGAAAAGCACCCATCATCAGCGACTCAAAAAATCGAAACGTCTCTTCACTGGTCGCTCCAGATGGGCAAAGACAAACCTTAGAGTTGTTTAAAAGGTTTAGGTACTCTTTGTGCGGCAGACCTTTAGCAAATCCATCAGTATAAATTACTTTACTTTTGAATTTGTCTCCTGTTTCCGATAGCATGGATTCTAGACATCTTTTAAACTTATCTCTAGTGCCAGTGTGCGGCATCTGACCAACGAAACAAAAATCATATTCTCTTTCTGAAATAAGTTTGATAGGTATTTCATCATCCCTGTCCACGAAATTTCCCAAAGGAAGAGGAAAAACTTTGGGGTGATGCACGGGATATCCCCAATGATCTAACATGGCATAGTTGTGAAAAATGAAATGAACCCTACTGTCTTCTATGTCTCTTGGTGGGCTATGTATTTCCCTAGACAAAGACATCACTATATTCTTTCTTGTGTCTGCAAATAGCTCTAGCGGCTGCATGTCATATTTTACAACAACTCTATACTCATCACTCAACGATCCTGCTAAAAACTCAGAGGTTTCTAGCAGGAACTTGCTGCCTTTATCAAAGTCGCCTTTTAAATCAATTAATTGTGCCATTATCCGGGTGCCTCGTAATATCCTATGTTAAAACCTTCTTTAGTACACTCTTTTACCGTTTGTTCATAGCCAATTGTATGAATTCTATCTTCTACATACTGACACATTGTGGTGTTTGTGCCCGGCCAGTTGTTTTTATAAAAATGACACAGCTTTTGGCATCTAAAATCTAGTCTCTTTTCGCTTATTGGTTTAGGCTTAATGTTTTTCTTAATATCTTCGTATCTAGCACGAAGCATCTCTAGGAAGTTTCTCTGATCAGAATCGTCAAAACACATGCTAAAAGGTCCACCATCTCTAGTGAAAAATATAGACATGATAGATTGATCGTATTGTGGATAAAGTTTTGATATGGCATAATTGTACAGTAGTAGTTGAGGATCTTTAGTTAGCTTATTATAGTCTTTAACCTCTCCTGTTGCCCAATTTTTTCTTTGTCCTGTCTTCCAGTCAATAACCTCGATAATGTTTTCAGAAACGCTTGTAACTAGGTCGATTGTTCCTTTGATGGCTAAATTACCTTTAATCGTTTCACCGTTTGGCATTTCGTATTCATACTTTGCCCACTCTTCTTCGATAGGTATGTCAAACGTAGGCTCTGTGTCTACTATGGTCCTGTTCCTTGGATCAAATTGACCATCGTTAAAGGTCAACGCCGTCTCTACTTGCTTCTCACAAAACTTAAAATCGGCAGGATAATACTTATGACCATCCTGCGAGGTGTAGTGTTCATAACTATCCTTCATAAGTTGAGCCACAAACTTTTTTGTTCCTAGTTTTCTAGGAGTAAACTCTACCTCCCCAAGGGCATCGTCTACTATTTTTAGATTTTTAGATTTTGGATTTTCTTGTAATTCTTTTTTGCAAGCAGCTAGGCACTCCATAACCTTATGACAGGCGGTTCCTTGCTGTGCCTTTTTGCCGGATTCTGATCTATGTCCTAAAACATAAGTCATAAAGTATTGCATTTCGCAAAACTCATAGTTTCCATAGCTGGAAGATCTAATATATGTAACTATCATTTTATTTCCTTATCTGGTGTAGTGGCGTTTTTTTTGTTTTAGACATATCGTCTCCAAGCCAGCCGCTGCTGTCCAGATTAGATATCAATTCTTTGTTCACTTCATCAATAGTCATTGTTGAATTGTCCATAATTAGATCACACGCACTAATCACAGGATCTGCGTCTTCGCTAGAATGACTATCTTCTTTAACGTTCCTAGCAAGACCTACACACATACTAAGATCTCCCCAGTATTCTTTGATCTTTAAAAGTTCGTCTGTAAATCTCATATCGTCAATTACTGCTAGAAGAGGTTTTTCTTGATCAATTTTTTTTATAGTTCTGTTTATCCAAACAGGTTCCCAGATTTTACGCATAACATCTGTCCCAAGAAATTGCATAAACTCGCGTGCAGTCATTGGTCCGGGTTCATGATGGGTCAGTTTATAATAATCTGATGGAAATCCATGAGGATCAAGACTAGCTTCTTGCACGTCACCGAAAATGTCTCCTGTGCTATCGGTAACAACTCCCGGCATATTCTCCCACAGCAAATGCTCCTGCACTTGGTTCTTCTGCTCGTCTGTTCCAAAGCAGCACTCATGAGGAATGTCGAATAGCTCTACACATATTTTTTTTAGTTCGCTTGCAAAGCTATATCTTTTTACAAATGGAAACATAACGCCTTCTGCCCAATGTAAAAATTCTCCATCTCTTCTTGAGATGTCTAGTTTAAGAAAGCTGTCTTCTTCTTTGCCGTCTTCTCCCACACCAGCATTTACAAATAGTTCTCCTTCGTTTGTTATTACAAAGTCTTTAATTATATCAAAACATCTCATTTGATATCCATGAAGAAAGTTGCAAAGCGTAGATTTGCCTGATTGTTTTCTTCCGGCAATGGCTAAAACTCTAGTCATATTCTTATTGTCTCCAAGTCACTTAGTTGTGGATCTAATTCTAAACGTAATTCCTCAATAGACATGTCTCCCACATCTTTTGCTGAGATTTTTGGTCTATAGTAGTTGAATCTTCTTCCTGCCTTTTGAACTATCTGATTGGCGGCTTTTTTACCCGCATCGTCATAATCTGTAAGTATTATAAGATTCATAACCCCGACCTCTTCTAGTAAAACTAACTGGTCGTCACTTAAAGCAGAACCAAAAATGCTTACCGAGTTTCTGTATCCAGATTCGTACATTCTCCATACATCGCCCTGCCCTTCTAATATAAACAAAGTTGGATATTTAAACCCGTCTTCCATGAAATCTTTCGCAATATTTATTCCATATAGCGAATTTTTTTTAAATCCTTTACTGTGCAGCCATTTTTGCTTAGATTTTTCTGTTTTATCTCTTCCTACGCAACCAAGATAGTTATAGTTTATGTCATAGATAGGAACGACTGCCCTGTTATGCATAGGCTTTCCAAACTCTGAACAGTCGCCAACATCAAACATGGTTAGAGTTTCTTGTTTATACCCTCTATTTATGTAATAAGAAGATGGTATATCTAGTTTTTCTTGGATGCTTTCTCTAGAAAACTTTTGCTCTGGGCTAGTGTATTTCTTTTGAAAAAGTTCTAGCAGTTTTGACTTTGTATTTTTTACACGGTTCGTCTCAGAAGGCTCTATCTTTGACTTTCCTAAAAACTCTAAACAAAAATTAAAAGCCTCATTTAATGAAACGCTATTTCCAGACTGATAAGATAATACGCCTCTTACAAATCCAAATATGTTTTCTTTCCACTCTTCTTCGCAATGACAGGTCCAACAGTTCCAGTTTCCTTTTACTGTTTCCCCATCCGTAAATATGGTACAACCTTCTGGACTGTCGCCGCCATGTACGGGACAGGGAAAAGAAAACCTGTTATGGTATTCTACGTATTCTACACCTAGTCTATCTAGCAGTTCTTCTATTCTTTCAGAAAGAAGATCACAGACTCTAGCTAGTTCAGGCTGGGATAAGGTCTTCTTCTTGTTCTGTTTCAAAGCCTTCTTCTCTTGATCTTGCATTATTGTATATCTCATCTCTGCTTAAACCTTCTTCAATTCTACCAATAGACCCAAACATTTTTATACTGACATAGTTTCCGTCCTGCATCCCCTCGCCATGCCTAGTTTCTACTGTCACAATCTTTCTGTCTCCATTTCGCACGTTATCTTCTGCCATTTCTTCGTCAGATTTACGCTTAAAGATTGAAAAACTTGTACACAGCCAAACAAGTCTGTCTGATCCAGATATAACGTCTGTAGTCTCTTTAGTAATCCCGTCTCTGTTTAGCTGCACAAAGGCCAAACATGGCACATCATATTTTACCATAAAGTTATGAAGCTTAGTAATCTGAAATCCTAAAACTTGAAATTCTGCAACATTGTTAGAGATAGCGCTAGAGTCCATGAGTTTCAAGTAGTCGTAAATTATGGCACAGTCGTTTGTTTCACCGTTTTCATCAAATCCGACATGTTGATATATCCATTTTCTCATTATTCCAAGTATGTTTTCAAACGGTTGACCAGAAATATTTATGTAGTGATAAGGTATAGTCTTTAGCTCTTCTGCCGCTTTAACAACTTTCTCTTTTTCAATTTCGTTTTCTGTAAATTTTCCCGTTGATATCCTTTTGGTTTCTACGCCGCTTAGACAAGCAAGCATCCTGTTCCAGTGGTCTTTTTTTGACATCTCTGTGTCTAGCACCAAAACAGGAATATTTTTCTTGGCTATGTTTACGGCAACGGAATCTCCAAACATAGATTTACCCACTTTAGGACGAGCAGCAATAAGATCTACGCACTTTCTCCTAAGACCTCCACCGATTGCTTGATCGTATCTGTCAAAGCCTGTAGGAATACCAACAAAATCTGAAACGTTTTCTGAAAGGTATTCTAGATAATCGTCAATATCGTCGCCTATAAGTTCTGTTTTATTTCCAGAAGATTGATAAACGTCTGCTGTGGCGTCTAAGATAGGACTCTCTACTTTGGATATGAGGTCCATTACATCTTCTTCGCCAGTTATGTTGTCTAGATCTTTTGAACATAGAGATATAGTCTTCTTAAAGTCTCTAGCTAGTTTTAACTTGGCAAGTTTTGCAGCGTGAGCTTGTGCGTTTTCTTTGTGTACGGGAAAGTTAAACAAAGACCTAACGAACGATATCTCTTCTTTTGTGTTTATTACATCTTCCATGCCTAAACTATTTGCGGCAGACAGTATAGAAGAAAGTTCCACTTTGAGATTTTCAGATACGACTTTATATATGCAGCTAAAGATCAACTGATTCATGTCGTCTGTAAAATGGCTCTCTTCTATGAAATCCATTTCAAGATAAGAATCTAATCCAAATTGACAAAGGGAAGATAATACCGCTCTTTCAGAAGCTAAGTCTTGCAAGTTTTTTTTCATCTGTTGCTGCCTCCCCCTGCACATCTAAAGCAAACATAAAACTCTCTTAAAAATTGAGGATGCACCATTTCTGACTTTCTGCAATGATTACAGACTTGCTCAACCTTTTTAAACTTAGGTCTAGATCTAGTAGAAAGAACGATTTCTGGAGTCTTGTTTGCTTCATTCTTATGCTCTGTTCCATCGTCTACAAAAAGATTCTCTCTTTTTTTTACTTCCACCTGAGTAGATTTTTGTTTAGGCTTATCTCTTTTCATTGTGAAATCGTCTGACGCTATTCTTTCTTTTGGAGGCTTAGTTTCTTGCTTTGTTTTGTTGACATCCCTTAGTTCATCTGTTTTTGAAAGCTTACTTACAAGTTCAGCTTTTTGTTCTTCTGTCATCATATTCAATAGTGTTTCTACAATGTCTTCGCTCATTGTTTTCTCCTAGCCATATTCGTTAGTATTTCTGCCATCTTAATAATTCTGCTGTTTTTACCTTCTAATGTCCTGACTCTAGCCTCTGCGTGATTTTTGACTTTCAATATTTCAGAAGCTAGAGGGTTTTCTTTGACTGCTGCAAAATACTTTTGCTGCCACTTTGTCCAACCGTCTCCGTATTGGTTCATCGTGCTACCTATTATAAACCAAATAGAAGAATCTGCCCACTCTAAAGCGTTTTTTTCTTTGGCTAATTGTGTTTCTATATACTCTGCATAGGCATATAGTCTAAAGCTGTATATGTTACATTCTTCCGAAGTTAAAGATTTCATGTCGTCATAGTCAGCATTTAAGATTGTAACAATTTCTTTTGGAGCGTTTACCTCTACTAGGTATTTAGAATCTTTCCAGTCTTCAATAGATTGTAAAAACTCATTTAATCTTTCTTCGCCACTCATCTATATCCTCATTGTAGTTAAATTCTATAAATCTTATTTCGTTTACTTCGCACCACTCCGATTTTTTTCTATCTCTAGCCTGCGCCCTAAAAAAAGAAAGCTTATCTTTGAAGTGAAACTTGTTAAACTTAAAATGCTGCTGACCATGAACCTCAACTATCAAATTACGACTTGGAACAAATAAGTCTGCTCTAAGCATAGAGTTTTTCATAGTTTTAGTACCGGGTAGAGAAACTTCTTCTAAAACTGTGTCATGGGGGAATATTTCATCTAGTAGTAGCTTCGCTTTCGTGTGAAGCTTAGACCTTCTTCCTCCCCCAGACTTAGGATTCCATTTATACTCTTTTCCGTCTAGTCCAAAAACTATCAAGACAAAGATTCCAATATCATGCTTTTGAGAATAGTTACCAGTTCTGGATGGTCAGAGATAAAGTTGTACAGTTTTGACTGACCCTGAAACTTAAACGCTTTTATTATAGCTTCGTCATCGTTTATGTCCACGTCTGGATTTATTTTTTTAACTATGTCCTTTTTCATCAATAAAAACGGACAAGAAATCCAAGCGCCAGCCTTGTCTATAAAACCTAAGTCTAGGGCTAGTTCTATGATCTCTTGAGTTTTATCAATACCTCTACCATACCTGATATAGCTTTGAACGTTTCCTCCGGGTGGTCCCATAGATGAGCATATGATGCCCCAGTTTATTTGCTGACCTATCCTCTTTCCGTTTTCGTCGTCCCAATATTTTATAGCTGGACAGTCTTTTCCACCGTTTCTTATCTCCATTCTTGTATCAGCTTGATACTGAATCTTGTTTCCGCCATCTGCCATTTTTGCCTTACCAAAACCAGAAGTATTGGCGATGTAATGAGTGATCGCGATTATTAAACCCCGTTGTCTAGGAAGTAGTTGTCCCATCTTCTTTGTAAAAATACTAAGTATTTTAGGAAGTCCAGCACGACCGGGACTAAAATCGTTGTCTAGTTCTTTTTCTGGGATAAGAGAAGAGATGGAATCAATGATAAGGACCGCACCATGATTGTCTGGATGGCTCATCATTAGATACCCCCACTCTAAAAACTTTTCCGCTGGGATTGGCTTATCCTCTGGAGCCATGATGGACATCTTTTCAGGATCTAGACCATCTACCTGAAAATTCATATCCTTAAACCTTCCTTCTGCGTCAATATAAATTACATTCCTGCCCATTTCTTGGCAGTTGCAGGCTATTTGCATTGCGGTAGTTGTTTTACCAGATTTTGGATCTCCCGTCAACGTTACCCAGCTACCCTCTTTGATACCACCGCCTAGCGCAATATCAATAGCAGGGCTAACGGGTATAACTTCGTATCCACTTTTTTCTTTTAATACCTCTGCTCCAGTCTTAATAATCTTTCCGTACCCCTTAGCGTCTTTTTTTAGATACTCAGGAATACTATCTTTTTTTATTGTCTTTCCCATCTATGTTCCTTAGTTTTGAAAATAGAGAATTATTCTTAGCCTTTGTCTTTTTAGGCTTAAACACTAACTCTTTTTTAGGTTCTTCTTGCTTTGGTTTTGGTTTAAGGTTTTGAGATTTTAACATTTCAAAACACTTTGCCACGCCTTCGTCTACAAAATTCAAGGCCAAAACAAATTTCTTAGACTTATGTAAAAATCCTAGCGAATAGATATTTTTTCCGCTAGGACTATTTAAGTACCTAACCAGAGCCGTTTCATTATACTTCTTAATGAGTATGTTTGCAACCCTTATATTGGTTTGGTACTGTTCTTTTTGTGATTTATTCCAAAACTTAAATTCAAGACTACCTTTGTTTTCTCTTTCACGCTTTCTTAAACATACAAGTTCTGCACAGTATTGTGCAGCGTTACAAGGTTGACCCGTCGATAAACTTTTGTAATTCTGGGTTTTTGAGTTTTTCTGATCCATTTTTAAAAATCATATATTCTAAGTTTTGTTTGGTCACTGCTCTAACTTGATTAAATTCTTCAAGCTCGTTTATAGGCCATGTGTATTTTTTCACATCTATCCAAGAGCAACAGTCTCTTAAAAGAGAAACAGTTAGAGTTTGAAAAGATTTAGAGTGGTCCCCTGTCATAGACTGTTCTTTTGCTATTCCTCTCATGACGGATATTCCGTCTAGACCTTTTTCATCTTCAAAGAAAACTAGCTTAGGTGTTCCAACCATGTGTAGTTCTACTTTTGTTATGAAAACGTCGTTGGTTTTGCAATATTCTGAAAGTCTCACCCAAGGATTGTCTAAGTCTGGCCTGTCGTAATCACCGTAAACATCAATACCATTTGATAATTTTATTTTCCAACTAATCATTACTTTTGATCTAGTTAGATTTTTCATGTACTGATCTCTGTGTGTACAAATCATATCAGTCCTTTTTTATAATATGAATCATTCCCTTTTGTCTTTTAGGAGCGCTCCTGTTGAAACTTCTAGCTTCATCGCCTCTGCTTGATGCTGCTTCTGTCATTACGGTAACTCCTTGTTTTTTGTTTTTAGCAAACAAACTAGACGTGCTTCCTAGCCTTTCTTTTGGCTCAGGAGCGGGTTGATCGGTAGGCTGTTTAATTAAACTAGACACAAACTTGTGTACTACATGAACAGATCTGTCCATATCATCTGCCATTATTGTAGATGTACTGTTTAGGTAATTTGCCTCAATGTAAGCTTTTTCTTTTTTAGAAAGTGGACCCTTTTTCATTTAATTCTCCATAGATAATCTTCGGGATCTTGTAAAATATGTTCTGTTTTTTGTTTGTAAATATTTAACATAGTTATCAAAACATTTTGCATTTACCCTTCTTTCAATAAACGCTCTACGTTTTATTTGAGAAATATTTTTGTCGTTTGAGTGTGGATCTAATAGCTGACCTCTATGCATTTTTATAAAATAAAACGCAGTGTTTTCGCCTCTGTCTTTATCAAAGGTCATTTTAGCTACACAATTCTGTGAGTTTTTTTCTGTTAAAATTTTACCATTTTCATCATATAAAAATCTAACTATTTCTTTATCTTCAAAATCTTTATCGTTCATTCATCTTCTCCAACATTGTTACTAAATTTTTAACACAATCTGCTTCTGTTACTCCAGAAACACATATCTGTAATTTATTTGATATTCCGTATTTTTTTAAAGCCTCGTTTCCTAATACACAACTATCTAAGTTGCCGTTTTCTAGCATCCTTCTAATATCAACCTTCATGGTTACGGTTGCGTGATGTGGCTGTTGGGATCTAGGAAGATCGTTTGGTATTTCATCTATAAAGGGCATCAATCACCATCCTTAATCCATTTGACTTTTTGTTGTGGCGTCATCTTGTTTATTTTTCTTCTTTGGGCAGATACTTCCCTATGCTTGTTATGCAAATCCATATTGTTTGCTTTATTTTTATCTTCTAATTCATATCTACCCATATTCCTTGTATTCTTGTCTGCCTGCTGTCCTAAAGTCTTCACTTCTCCTCTAACAGAAACGTGGGGCGCATTTATAAAGACTTTTTTTAGGCTCTGCTCTTTACAAAGCGGACAAGTGTATGTACTTGGTTCTGATGGCCCCTGTACAATTTCAGTATAGTAAGCGCAAGGTTCGCATTCAAAATCATATGTCGGCATTTTTTCCTCCGTTCTAGTCAAGAAGGCGACTATTTGTCGCCCTCTATTATATCCGTAAGCTAAGAAAATTGCACTAATTTTCTAAAGCATTTAAAATTCTTCCAATAATTCCATTTCTTTGTATGTCTTGATTAGTTAATCTACATACGGCAACGCCTTCAACGTCTTTAAGTTTATCTATGCAGTCATAAAGGCCGCTTATTGATCGTATATCCGTTTGTCTAACGTCTCCGTTTATTATAACTTTTGAGTTTTTGCCCATTCTTGTTATGAACATTTTTATCTGATCCATGCTGCAATTTTGCGCTTCGTCTAATATCATATACGAATCGTTGAAAGTGCTACCCCTCATGACTTCTAACGGTAAATACTTTATTCTGTTTTCGTTTTCGTACTGACCGTAGTATGCCCTTCCCAAGAAAAACTTTATATTTTCTTTCATGGGTAAAAGATATGGAGCTATTTTTTCATTTAATTCTCCCGGTAAAGATCCTAAGTCTTTTCCAGAGCATACAAGAGGTCTTGTAACAATAATGTTATCCGTTTGTCCGTTGTGTAGTTTTTGAGCGGCTATACCAGAAGGTATAAAAGATTTTCCAGACCCGCTTGGTCCTGTGCAAAAAATCACATCATTTTCTATAATTGCACGTATATAATCTTCTTGATTTTCTGTTTTTCCCTGTACTATTTTTAGTTTTTCAGGTGTATTTTTTTTAGACCTATTTTGACTATGGGATTTTTTTCGCATGGTTCGCCTTTATAAGGGTTCGGTTGGATTGTCTATGTCGTATGGAATTATGTTTTCAACGTAGTCCCCCTTTGTAAACACTGCATCGCTACAAGAATTGGAATATGTTAGTGTAGTTTTTACCTCGCCACCAGAAGTGTCTCCGCCAGAAGTAGATATATCAACAAGATAATTACGTTTTCCTAAATCCCAAAGTAAGAATTTTTCTTGTTCATCGTGAATACCTCTAGCTACTAATTTTATTTCTCTGTCAGCCTGCATCCAGTCAGGCAAATGATTAAAGTCAATGTCGTTGTAATCTCTTGACCCTGCCGACTTTGTGTAAACATTGTCTACATTTCTAATTGCGTCAAAGTCTTCCTGATTTGGACGGTATGAATTGTTGAATTCGTGTAAGAAATTCCAATAAGGCATACCCTGTCTTGTAATTCCTTCAAATGAGCATTTAACATCTATAGGTAGAGACAAGACCTTAAACCTATTTACTTTGTTTTCCTGATCTCTTACACTTCCTGGCCGCTTTCCAATGTCGGCAAAGTCTTTATAGTTAAATGATAAGTCTATATTTATAGAAGTTATAGCTAAATTTTTTCTTCTTTCTGTTCTGTCTGTATACTCTGAACCTATTTCGGATTCATAAGCAACTTCTAAATCGAACAAATTAATAACTTCTGTAGGAAGGTTAGATGGCCCATACGAGTCTCTTAGGATATCTAAATGATAGCGACGAACAGGCAATCCCTGACGAGGCTTGGCTTTAACCCTGTACCAACCTAAACCCGGAGATGATTCTGAATACTGAGTACCAATTACTTCTTTAAAAGTTAGAGAAAGAGGGTCTTGGTCAATTTCTTTCCATAGGTATAAAGGGTTGTCTGGATATCTATAGGGCAGTTGAACCGAAAAGAATTGTTTATTTGGTAAGTTGTAATACCTAATATCTTTTGGGTCTCTTGAAACAGAGTTAATGTTGTGGACTAGATTTTTAGAATTTAAAGTTATAGATTCTGTAACTGCTCCGTCTGCGTTTATAGAATAGCTAATCGAAGAGATCAAGCAGTTTCTATATGTCATAGATATTACATCATATCTATCATTATCCTCTAACGATCCCTGTGTTCCAGCTAGAGGGTCTATTCCAGTATCTTCAACTATTCCTCCTGCTGGCTGATAGTCTTGATGCCTAAAGGGGTTAGATATAAGATTGGGCTTTTCTCCTGTGTCTAAATTGTCCGAACTTTCAGGAAGGTATTCTTCTGGCGATCCGGAAAATTCGGGCCTCTCTATGGCGTTAGCGATTCTTGAAAATCTATCAGGAGTATATAGTATTGTTATATCGTAACTTCTCAAAGCGAAGTTTTCTGATCCTTCTTGCGTGGGATACCCCTTGCTGCCCATATTCTTTTTGTTTAATATGTGATTATCTTTATAATCGTTAGAATATTGAGAATCGTAGCCGGATGGATCTTCTTCGCCATAAACACGATAAAACATTTCAGAATCAAAATCAAGAATTCTTTCGATGTTTATTTCATACTCTGTTTCACCATATCTAATTGCCTGTTTTTGAAACCTTCCAACGTCAGACAGCGACTCTGGATTTAAATTGCTAGAAGTTCCAACAGCCTGCACCCCTTTTAAAAAGTAAGAATTAAGAGTGGGGTCATAAGGATATTGGTCTGGTTCTTCTCCGTTTTTTTCCCACACAAAAACAGCCTGACAGTAGTATGATATTCTGTGATTGGGAGCATTAAAAGGAATCCCTTGCGTGTTTCCGGGATTATACGGGATGTTCGTTGTCATTATACACCTGTACTTCCAAAGCCAGACTCGTTCCGATCCGTGCTGTTTAGGTCAGACACTTCTACTAGTTCAAAGTTTTCTACCTTTTGTAATACAAGCTGGGCAATCCTGTCGCCTTTTTCTATGTTATAGTCACTGTATTGCGAGTTGTACAGTATCACGCCTATATCTCCACGATAGCCGCTATCAATAACTCCTGCAAATACATCTATTCCATGCTTGTAAGCCATTCCAGATCTAGGCCAAATCAAACCAACATACCCTTTTGGTATAGCCATAGATATGCCTGTTTTAATTAATTTATGTGTGTGTTTTTCTAACACGGTTCCGTGAGAAGCGTAGAGATCAAAGCCTGCATCGTATTCGTTTGCTTTTGTAGGAGTTGTTGCATTTTCATTAAGTTTTACAAATTCCAAAGGTGTACCGTTCCAAGGCTTTATATAGCTAGGAAAGCAGGTTTTTTTGTTTTGTGCTTCTTCTAATTGTTTTTCTCTAGCCAATTCGTCTGGATGAATATTCATTTTTTTCTCCTGTTTCTTTTAACCTATTCCTAAAAGTAGCATTCCTCCACCCGCTCCGGTTTGATCTGCTCCCACATCCCAATCTTGAGATTCGGACCTAGCAATACCGTCTATATCAATAGCTATAGTAGGGTAAGAAGAATAGTCTGACAATGCATTATAACCAGCCCTTACCGCAGAAGACTCAGGATTTAGGTGATAATCTTCACTTCCCACTAAAATACTTTTAAACATAGTTTGGTCAAACGCCTGAGAGGTAAGAAAACCTACTCCAGAAGCGCTAGCATCAGAAGATATGTTGTATTTCTGAGTTATCGCTCCATCAAAATCTGCTACCCTTATGTTGCCGCTAGAAGGATCAGAAACAGATATAGAGTTTACCACGGTAACAGTTCCTGAGTCTCTTCTTACTCCATACACATGATCGGCAAGCGTGGTATTTATGCAGTCTAATGTTCCGCCTCCAGAATATATAGAAGCGCCCTGATTTCCACTGTTGCTGCTGTCATAAAATATACTGTTGTCAACTATTGATGTTCCGTAATTTTTGAACATGTAATTCAAACCAGAGTAAACAAGACATCTAGACATTTGAAACAAGTAACTTGAAGCATTTGCGGTTATCTGAACGCCATACATGTCCCTTTGGTCAAACGCTAAATATTCAAAAGACACAGGAATATTGGCAGTTATGCTGCTAGGCTGGTAGCTTGACGTAGGAGAAATCGTTACTCCGCTTCCAGCCGTTCCATCATGGCGGTCGGAGCGAGCAGCTTCAAGCCTGACAGAATATAGTCCTACCGTGTCTCCGCCGTCTACGCTAAACGCTTCGTAAAAAGTAGAATCGTTATAACACTCTCCTATAGCCCTATCTTCATAAAAATAAATATCTTCATTGTCCAAGTCTGCTTCCCATAGCGAGATGGTAGAATAGTCTCTGGAGTTTGTTCCAATGGTCTTTGTTATTGTGGTTGGAGTTTGATCTGCCCCTATGTCCCAGTTTTGCCCCCTAGAAAGATGATCTATATCTTGCGTTGCTAAACCAGTATCGAATCCAGATATTCCAGGTTTGAAGGTTTCAGAAGAAACGTTTATTCCCAATCCAACAGCAGGGGCGTAGTTTTCATAATCAAACTGACTTCTCAAGTGGTAATCTTCACTACCCACAACGGTAGATATAAACATGTTATCCATTGAAACGTCTGTGTAAGTATTTGAACCATAGATTGAGCCAGTCCCCACCATATTTGTGTCCCAGTATGGAGTTTGTGTTGGCGGCGTTCCGTTTATTGAATACGCTGGATGCCCATCTCTGCGAAAAAGAAGATTGTTTTTTACGGTATTTTTAGATATGTTTCTTTCTCTTGTATAAATAGCTGGGCCATTATTGCTAATGATCGTATTGTTAAGTAGCTTGCAGCCCGTGTAGTAATTATTTGAAGACCAGCCATACTTAATATTGTATATTACGTTATTTGCAGCAAATATATACCAAAACCCTGCACCTATTCCTGCTCTGTTGTTTGTTTCGGGTAAATAGCTTTCGTGTATGATGCATCTTAATATTGTTTTGTTGTTCTGATTGTCTGGGAAGGTTACTAAATCGAAAGCAGAAATGTGATATCGAGTTATTTCTAATCCTTCTACTTTTACTGGTATATTGGGGCCACAGGCGACCCTTAGTGGACGTTGCCAATTGGCCGTAGTTTGAATTTTAACTCCTGTGCCAGCCGTTCCGTCGTGAGCTTCTCCCGCCGCAGCTTTTAATGTTACAGTATTTAAACCTATTGTGCCGCCACCGTTTATATCAACTGGACCAAAGGCTGAATCATTGTAACATTCTCCAACGGCATCATCTCCTTCCATGTATACGTTTGCATTGTCTAGGTCGGCTTCCCATAGAGACATTGTAGAATAATCTCTAGAATTGGTTCCTATAGTTTTAGTTATGGTTCCCGGTTCTCTTGAAGACCCGTAATAATTTCTACCAATAGTACCCGCTAAAGATATGCTTGTTAATCTTGTCATTATCCAATAACCTTATTGTTAAACGCTGTATTGATTATTTGGTCTGAGTTAAACTTATCCGGCCTATCTGAAATTTGTCTATCTATCTTTTCTACCCATAAGGAGCTTATAAGGTCATTTCCTATAGAGTTTGGCCCTTGTGCGACAATCAAGAATCCCGACTTGAAGTCGTGTTCTATATAGCTTTCCGAAGCAAGATTAAAGTCTGTATTTGATTTAACGTTGCCTAAAATGTCCATGTAGCTCCCAACAGACGCACTAGAATTCATGCTGTGTATTTTGTAACCTTGATCGTAAAAACTAAATGCGGCAGAAGCGGCAAAAGAAGCATCACAATGAACAGAACCTACTCTATATACGCCCGGTCCATCTGGAAGGTCTAACCTAAAAATGAGTCCATTAGTACCTACATGCTTAAAAAATATTCCTGCTAATTGAGGGTCTAAAGAAGAGTTTCTGTCTCTAGTTCTGGTTGCGTCCCAAACGTAAAATCCGTAACCTCTATCTGAGTTGTAATAAGCGTCAGCTAGTGAGCAAACATCAAACCCGCTTGGGTCGGTTACAAACCCTTCTGTTTGTCTAAAGTTTACACCCTTAAATTTAACACCTCCAGAGATTCCCCTAGATCTAGAAAGATGAAGTATTTCTGATTCGGTCAGCGACCTGTTGAACCACCTAATGTCGTCCATCTTGCCTTCGTAGGCATAGAGGGATGAGCCATCTATATTGTTTCCAATGGTGATATCATTGCTGAGAGTAATCGGGTCTGATGCAGTTCTTGTGATCGGCTTTAATTCTCCATCAAAGTATGCCTTGATTGTGTTTGAGCCAGCCTCTCGCTGAAAGAGAACGTGAACCCAAGTGTTGGTCAAAACATTGTTGTATGTGTTGCCAGAACCGTCTGAGTTTGGTCTTGCGGATGCCTGCACCTTTGCTGGACCGACTGTTCCAAAACAACTGAGTGCGTTGTTTTCGGTGTAGTCCATGTCCCACATGTATTCAGTTCCATTCGCTTCCCAGTTCATCCAGTAAGACAAACAGAAGGCGTCTGTAGTTCCAGTACCAACTCCACCAAGAATTTTTATGTAGTCATCTGTGCCGTCAAAGTCAAAGGCGCGACTGCCCCCCGAACCAGACGATGCAACAGTTGCCATTCCGCCTTGATAAGTTCCATGATTTTCGTTGCCGCTTATATCTCTAGCGCCGTCTTTGAGAGAGGGGCAAATCCACAACTCCTCATCGCCAAGCCCTACGTATTGAACAGGAGCGCCCAATACCCCGCGAGATGAAGACAAATGAGACACCTGTGCTGGCGATAAGGGGTAATCGTAGCATCTAAAGTCGTCTATTTTACCTTTAAAATTACTGCTACCGATAGTAAACGGATTTCCGTATTTTTCCGTAGTGACTCCAGGGTTTCTTGTAACAGAGCTTACTAATACTCCATTTATGTAAAAATGTGCCGCTGCATGATCCAGCACAAATGCCCAATGCTGCCATCCAGCATCAATAGCATCTGCCAATGTTTGCACAGTTTGCGATGCCAAAGTACCAAACCCGCCAGAGTCTAAAGTGCCAACTACGGATGTGTAAAACGATTTTGGGTTTTGATATACGTTGCCAGTAGTAATCCGAACGCTAGCCGTTCCCCCATTGGCTCCTGTATGTTCTTGAAAGAGTTGTACATAAGCGTCGTTAGCATCATTATCATTATAGCACCACATAGACCAAGAAAGCGTTCTTAGTCCGCCGCCATATACTTTAGTGGTAGTTATTGTATCGTCTATTCCGTCAAATTCATAAGCTCTAGAACCTCCATAAGCACTATCTTCAACCAAGGAAGCTCCATTGTTTAGCGTCAGAGTTCTTGCACTGGGAGATAGGTCAACATGATTTGGCTGTAGGGTTGGACAAGCCCAAAATATTTCATCGCCAAGCCCAACAGGAGGTGGACCCTCTATACCCCGCGAGGAGGATAGGTGTATTATTTCCTTTTGGGTAAGAACACGGTCATACACCCGAATGTCGTCATAGCGAGACCACCGGAGTACACTTCCAATCTCATAGCTGTCAGAAATAGTTGTTGATGCACTTCTTGTCTGTTGTCCATCAAGTACTCCATCAATATAGATGGAAGCTATTTGTTCGTTTGGATCATAGGTTAAAACGACATTATGCCATACGTTTTGGTTAATGAAAGTAGTTGCATAATTTCCATGAACCCCATCTAAGGTAAGTCGGTAGCGCTTGTTGCTCCTGCTGTCTCCAAATCTGGTTACGCCAGAAGCAGAGTCTTTCAAGTGTACGGAACTGCTGCCGATACTGCTGGAGCTTACCCAGAAAGACAAACTCTTGACCTCAAATGGACTTGAGAAAGTACCAGTCATAGAGTCGGTATCGGACAAACCTTGATAAAAATGGTCGTAATTAATGGTCATTCCATTGAAGGTTCCATTGTTTCCATTACCTGACAGATCGACAGGACTAGTCCTATTTAGCGTTGCACAAAGCCACAGCTTCTCATCTCCGAGGCCATTGTATACAGAACCCTGCACCCCCCGCGACGAAGCTAGGTGTGTGATCTCTGCTTGGGTGAGAGGTCTGTCATAGACTCGAATATCATCGTAGTACTTGGATGATGTTACTGTAGACCCACTGGATGAACCAATTTTGAATGAAGATGTTGTCGCAGCGGGTGAGTTAAGGGTTAGCGATTGGTGAAGCACGCCATCAACATAAATGTCTGTTGTGGTTCCATTGCTTACTTTCGCAAAGTGAAACCAACCACTTGACGGCAGCGTTGGGGTGATCTGCCCAAAGTTTTGTCGCTTTATATAATCATTTGAATTTTCGCTATATAGTGCGTCTGACCATCCTGACGAACTAAACGCATTGTTTCCACAGAACCACGATGTGCCATTTTCAATCGCTGACCTCTTTATCCACATTGAAACAGAGGTAAAAGTCGTCCCGATGGTTCCAGTCACCTCGATGAACTGGTTAGTGGAATCGTTTTCATAGGCTCTTGTTCCACCGTTACTAACGTCAGGGACGGTAGCCATTCCCCCGCTATATGATCCATTATTTCCGCTGCCAGACAAGTCGCCAGCACCGTCACTGAGGCTAGGACACAACCACAGTTTTTCGTCACCAAGCCCAACAGGGACAGGCCCTTCTACACCGCGCGAGGATGCAAGGTGAACGATCTCTGCTTGGGTAAGAACTCGACTAAACACCCTTACGTCATCAACGTAACCGTTGGTCCAATATGTGCCATTGACGTAGCCAATCCTTGCGTCATACGACTGTGCGTCAACAGTTGTTCCGGACCCTGCTGTGACCTCTGACTCGAATGCACCGTTTTGATACACCTTGATTCCACCAGCAGTGAATGTCATTGCAAAGTGACGCCAAACGAAACCGCTGTTTGGGTAAAGTGGATTGGAAAAGTTGCTGTAATTGGAAGGGAGTAGTCCGTTTGCACCAGCACGATTAAAGTTTGATTCCTGCCCCATATAGACAGCACCATCATTAAAAACCCTGCCGGTGGCATACTTGTTCTTTGTCTTGTACCAACCGCAGATAGTGAAGTCGCCGTTGCCTGATCTCCAGTCAGTGTCAGACAGTGTGGTTTGAATGTAGTCATCAACACCATCAAAGTCATAAGCATAGCTACCACCCGCACTAGAATCCGCAACGATTCCTAATCCGCCTTGTCTAATTCCGTCGTTATTTTCCCCGCTAATGTCTCCATATCCTGCACCTAGACTTGGACACATCCACAGCTTTTCACCTCCCAGTCCAGACACATTTATTGATTCTATTTCTGGAACTCTTTTAGAAGCTAGAGTTTTTATTTGCTGCTGTGTTAAAACCTTGTTAAACAGTCTGATATCATCAGTGTAAGCTTTACCATTACTGGTTTGTATAGTGCCTAGCGAAGTTAATTCGTTAATAGCAACTCTGGATCTTGCTATAAGTTTTCCGTTTACATAAAAACTTGCATCGTCGGTAGCGCTGATTGTTGCGCATAAGTGATACCATTTACCATCATTTATGTTGATAGAACTGTCTGTGATGCTATCAGGTGAGTTTAGATTATATCTTCTAAAAGTTACGGCTCCTGAGCTACTATATATCATAATATCTCGACCGCCAGATTGAACGATTGTAAATATATTTCCGTCAACAGCGCCTCTAGCCCAAAGAGAAATAGTCAAGGGGAAGTTTGGAACAGGGTCGCTGCCGGTTAAAACCTTCTGCCTAGCGTTTCCACTATAAGTAGATCCTCTAAATGAATACCCATTAGTCACACCTCCCCCAGTAGATCTAATCATTCTTCTGGACTCATCTGCTCCGTCGTTGGTGACAGTTTTATTATTTGCCAAATCTAAAGTTTCGTTTAATGTTGCAGAAGGAGCAAGCCATAATATTTCATCTCCTATAAGACTTGTTATGTTTTCAAGTTTTGTTTTAGGTCTTCCTTGGACGCCCCGCTTCGATGCTAGGTGGGTAATCTCTGCTTGGGTTAGGACGCGGCTGTAGTGTCGAATGTCATCCATCTTGCCATCAAGCGTGGATCGTGTAATGAGAGATGTCCAACTACCTATCCTCATTGCTGCTGCACCATTAAGCTCTCCTATCGCAGCTATGTAGGTACTGATTACTGGCGTCGGGTCTGCACCTTCGTACAAGGATAAGTAGCCAGAAGCAGTGTCCCTGACTATCGTAAAGTGACGCCAGTTTCCATCGTTGTAGGTTTTAGAAGATGTGGTCGAATCTGACTTTTGCGACCCGTCGTCAACAGTCAAATGCATGTCGCCAGTGAGGGACGATGTTCCATCGTTGTTGAGGTGAGCGAGGAAGTACTTGCCGCTTGGTCCGGTTCCTGAGTAGTTATTAAATAACGGCCCTCCGGTTGTGTCGGTAGAACTCAGCCAGAAAGAAAGGGAAAAGTCACTTGAGCCAAAGTTACACGCCGATGACGGCAACTGAATGTAATCATCTGTCCCATCAAACTCATAAGCAAGCGATCCACCGTATTCAGTGTCAGCAACAGTTCCCATACCTCCGTTGTACGTTCCGTTGTTTCCATTACCACTAATGTCGTCAGCACTGTCATTCAGAGAAGGACACAGCCAAAGCTGTTCATCACCCAGACCAACAGGAGCAGGCCCCTCGACTCCCCGTGAGGAAGCCAAGTGAGATATCTCTTCGCCCGTTAAAGCTCTACTGTACAAACGAATGTCATCTAAATAACAGCTATTATTGTAGCTAGTAGAATTGGATGCTCCAAAATAAAAGTCTTGCGTAGGAAGAGCGTATGAACCAGTGCCTGTTCTTGTTCGTGTAAGCCTTCCGTCAACATAACAACGGCTGGTCACACCATCGCACACAAAAACATGATGTCTCCAGTATCTAGATGAAGATCCGAATCCGTAGTGGGATGCTCCAGTATCATTACTGGTATTTCCTGTCGTGTTGGCGGGACTTGGTGGAAAAGTGGAAAGATTGCTCACTTGTCTAAAGTCTATCCCTCCATCATTAAAAAATCTTCCATTTTCTCCCCACTGATTGTTTTCAGAAACCCATAAAGAAATACTAAAAACACCGTCGTCCCTCCAAGAGGCAATGTCCTCTCTTTTAACTATTAAGTGTCCAGAAGAAAGATTAAAAGCCTTTTTTCCACCCGCTCCTGTGCCGTTTCTCAATCCTAAATTGGATATACTAGCGTCTACCATTTCAACCTGCGAACCGTTGCCAGAAAGGTCTGAATGATCTCCGGTTATGGTTGGACAAAGCCACAATCTTTCATCGCCTAGACCTAAAACCTCTTGAGGTCTGCCTAATATTCCCCGCGATGATGCTAGGTGTGTGATCTCTGCTTGAGTCAATGCTCGATGGTAGAGTCGGAAGTCATCTCCATAGCCAGAAATTTTATTTAGCTCAATCGTCGAACTGTCGCCAGTTACGTCAACGTTAGGATCAAGAGTAGTTACCCCTACCAAAGAACCGTCCAAGTATGCTTTTGCATCTGTACCATCTTGAACAAGGCAGTAGTGATGCCATGCTCCATTAACAGAACTTGTGTTGCTGTTAATCATATAGGTTTGCGACCAAGGCGAGGCTTGTAATGTCTGCACCGCAACGACTTCACCAAACCCTTGCATTTTCATTTGAAGCAAGCTTGACGCAAACAGTTTGTGCGCCTGAAACGCACCAATTGTGTCTCCGTAGACCCAACAGCATATCGACCGAACAGTATTCGCTGGAAGAACGTTTGGGACAGATACAAAATCTGTCGTGTAGCTGGACGACGAAAACGCATTTGTTCCGCCCATGCCAGACTGAGCTACAACTGAACAATTACCATTCAGAGTTCCGTTGTTCCCATTACCAGAAATATCATTGGCGCTGTCGCTAATGCTTGGGCATAGCCACAGTCTCTCGTCACCGAGTCCAACGGGCGGCAACCCTTGCACTCCCCGTGCGGAGGCAAGGTGTCCTATCTCTACGCTGGTAAGTGCCGTCTGAAAGAAACGAATGTCGTCGTACTTTGCCGCAGTCGCACCAGTAGTCCTGCCGTCTTGACTTCCAAGGCTCAGGTTGGTTCCTCCTATCTGTATGTCCCCGGATACCGATGCCGAGCTAGTGCCAAGCAATACGCCATCAAAGTACACGCTGATGTATCCTCCACTAGTTACCAAAGCCCAGTGATGGAATCCACCACCAGTTAAGTCTGCGCTTCCGTTTGGCATAGCAACGTCAAAGTTGTATATACCGCCTCCGGTCCCTTTCCAGTTAACCCTAATAGTACCTGTAGTAGCCTTTCGGCTTACAAAGAACCTAAGATCGTTGAATGCAGATGTACTGAATCCTGCGATGGGGGCATAGGACGGTGTAAAGTTTGACGATGCCCAGAAAGAAAGCGTAGCCTTAGCAACGTCAGATGAAGGACTGCTAAAGTAGGCGTAGTCAGTTCCAGCCGTTGTGTTGCTGGTCTGAAAAGACTCAAAGCCTGTGGTGTCTTCAACTACAGCAACCGTTCCGTTATAAAGTGCGTTGTTGCCGTTTCCGGTAATGTCAGATACATCGTTAGACGTTAGCGTTGGACTCACCCATAGGTCTTCTGTTCCCAGCCCAACAGGAGGTGAACCTTCTATACCTCTAGCAGAGGCTAAGTATCTTATTTCATTTCCGCTTATAACCTTATTAAATATCCTAATATCATCCATTTTTCCATTAAGATCGTATTGATATCCTGCCTCACTACCTCCTATCATAAGACTAGAGCTAGATCTTAATATTCCACTAACGCTGGGCTGGATAACAGATTCTAAGCTTCCATTTAAATAAATCCTAATATTATTACCATCATAAGTTAGACAAACGTGCGTCCAAGTATCTTTGGAAACACTAGGTCCAGTCATCTTGGCGCTCCAAGAGCCGCTTTCAACGGTCTTGATATAAAGTTCTAAGTTTCCGTTTGAAGTATTAAGGTTGGTGGTAAACGCTCCCGATCTTACCAAATGCCCTTGAGAAACGGGACCACTCCATTCGTCTGGATTAACCCAAAAACAAACACTTAAATTTTCTACTCCGTCAAAAGAAACATCCGATGCGATTGTAGATTTCGCATAGCTAGTATACTCGCCGTAATTACTTATCTTTATATTGTTTCCGGGATTAGATGAGGCTGTACCAGAAAAAAGATATGCTCTTTTACCTCCATAAGAAGTGTCTATTGTAGTAGACATTTCTCCGTTATAAGTAGCAGAAAATCCATTATTAGACAAGTCCTTGGCTGAGTTCTGAATAGAGGGACATAGCCATAGAACTTCACCACCTATACCAGTTGGCATATCTTTATCTCCAATTAAACAATTATAAAAGTATCATTATCGGCAGGCGCTTCTGTCATTGCAGAAACGGTAAACTGGCCTATTCCACCCACTTGAGAATAAGACTCGATAGTGGCAGCCTGTCCAGAAAGCGCACCAGAAGTAAAGACCACTATTCTAGTTTTATAGTGATCTGTAGTAGCCTCTGTAATCGTGTCGCTTTGAAAAACAGTAGTTGTAGGAGTATGAGTATTAACTACGGTGTCTACAGAAGCAGACAATATTTGGGCAGCACTAAGCGCTAAACTTTCCGCTGCGCCAGAAACATTGTTGATTTTTCCAACATTGTCGCTCATCACTACAAACTCCCAAGAGTTTTCAAAAACGGCAGTGCTAACAGTAACCGATTCTTCTACGGTGTATCTATCACCATCTGACTCTCCGCTAGGGTCGTATGAGCAATCATATATACCAACTGTTGCGGATCTTTTCGTAACTGTAACGGAGTCTGCTGTACTAGCTCCATTTTTTCTTATTGCTACCGTAGGATTAGAGTCTGCGTCTGTCAGCCCTCCCGAATTGTCAAAAACTCTAATAACCCAGTTAAGGGTTGTATCTTTAAATAAAACAGATGGTCTGCTCATCTTTATCTCCGGTGTTAGTTTGAAGGCCAGTTTGCGATCATTTCTGATAAAGCGTCTTGAATTTGTTGTTCTGTTGGAGCCTGATCGGAAACGACAGGTGAGATATACTGATTATAAAGAGCGTTGTATATTTCAATCACTCTTTGCTTCTCTTGTTCAATAGCAAGCTGCTCTTGTCTTTGTCTTTCTTCTTCTTCTTGCTCAGAAATTCGATTAGCTTCTGCGTCTTTAGCGTCCGAAACATCTTGCGCTGTTACAGGAGGTGGAACCTCGCAAAGACTCAGCAAGGCTTCAACATCAGAACTATCAACATCAAGATTTGGATTTTGAGCAAATCCCGAAAGCATAGACCTTTGAAGATAGTTTCCTAAATCTATCGTACCGGGATTTGTAGTGTCTTTGAGTTGTTGTAACTTGTTTGAAACCAAAAAGCTACCAACGGCAACACTTTCCAAGGACGACATAAGTCTAGTTATGATTCCGTCCGCATCAGGATTTCCTAAATCCGTCAAAGCAACAGCAACCTGATTAACTGTCATTTCTTTGACTGGGTATCTGGAAGATTGAGCCGTTATGATTTGAGCTATCTGTTCATTAGACAAGCCGTTGCCGTCTAGTTCTCTAACAAAATTGTTGTAAAAGTTTATATCTGACATGATTTCTCCTAGATTATCTAGTTGGGGTTATATTTTGATTATTGTATTTTGTGGTTTGTATGTCTCTAGTCTGGTTCGGTGAAGAAAGTCTAATATCTACCGTTGTCAATGAATCTAAAACGTCTAACGGATCTACTAACCCTTCTAAATTGTTCATCCAGTCTACATTTCTTACCCTGCTTTTTTCGATGACCTTTTCCCATCCCTCTTCGGGCTGTTCTTGAGAATACACCTCTGACTTGGAAAGGTCTTCGTTTACCTTAGTCCACAAGTACAAACCGTTGTCGTTTGTTTTCCAAAGCGGTTCTTTTTTCTCTGTGATCGCGTCGTCAGCAAAATCTACCATAGGAACAGCCAAGAAGTGTTTTTTGTCTAAAGATCCTAGAGGAAAATATTTAAATTCGTCTGAGTCTCTAAGTTTTTCTGTATAGAATTCTATGTAGCTCCAAACATTATCTAATACTTCATCATCTGTTGAAACGCTCCCACCATACCATATTTCTTTGCCTCTAGCTCCAAAAAGCTTATGGTTGATATTTCTATACCTTCTCAAAACAAATTCTTCTACGTTTATAGAGTCTGGACCGAAAAGTGTCTCTGAATTAGTCACAACTGAACCTGAGTTGTCCAGTTCTAATCTCAAGACCTCTGTTTTTGAAACCCTTTCAAATCTATAGCTATAAACACAGTCTAAGTAAAACTTGCCAAGACTATTAGAGGGTCTTAGTCCGTCAGAATTAAAACCTTCTTTTCTGGGATCTGCGACAATTTCTGCGTGAGTAGCGCTTGTTATTTTGTCATTTACAGCTTCCACCACGTCTCCATCATCCCATAAACTAGAGCTTCCTATTTTTAGTATTATTTCTGCCATATTTATGCCCGATTAAATTATATCACATTTTCCCCCAGCGCAGGCTATTTCCTGTTCTGGCTTTACGTTATTGGTTTCTTCTATGACATTTGTAAAGTCAACATCTGCGTATTCTCTATTCATGTCTACCCACTCCTTCCAATTATACACATCTTTCATGCAATATGTAAGTTTACGCAGGTCTCCATTAAAATATTTTAAAGAAAATTTTTCACACCTGTCTTTCCAAGCCTTCTTTCCGTTGCCTTTTATTTTTTCTCCAACGCCCAAAAGACTATCGCAAGCGGCCCACAGGTTATCTTCCCACAGAGTTAGTGCTACTTCAATAAGCCCGCTTACAAACAGAGAAGCGTCTCCGTAATGCGCAACCTGCTCGCTTGGCAAATAAACAGTAGTAAATGGAGCTTGAGGGTAATCTTTATCTCCAGAAATCGGCAGCAAAGAAATACCGCAAAAATACTTTCTGTTCTTATATATGTATTTTTCTACATCCTGCCACTCTTCGGGTTTTACATTGATTGTATTGCTTACATTGTGACTTAGCCAAGGCTGGGTGCATAGCTCTGAATTTGTTCCGTTTAAAACCCAACTTTTTTGTGTCGATTTTACATAATCTAAAAGCTGAATAGCGTCAACTTTGTTCTTTGTTTTACTACCGTCAGGAACCTCAACACAGAATCCAACAACGTCATCACTTTCATTATTGCTCCATACGCTCTCTTCGCAGGCTCTTGGGTTTA